GTACTGTATCTTATACTTTGGTTCTTGATGCTCCGAAAACGTTTGCTTTGCAGATTGCTGTTGCTGATCAGTTGGCGATAATGCATGATGCGTTGCAAACAGATTTGGATGATGAGACTAGGGTTCAAGCTACTCGTTTGCATGCTATTTATCTGAGTTTGTTAGATGATTTAGATGTTCGCAAAGAGGATTTAGCGAATAGAACTTCAGATTATTTAAAAGGAACTGAAAGTAATGTTGTTGATATGAATGATTTTAGAAAGGAAGATTTAAATGACGATTCTAGAAAAGAATAGTGGTAAAAACTTAACGTTTGCTGATTTGCGTAGTAATTTGGAACAGTTGCGTGAGGCTAGAGTTGATGTGATTGTTGATTCTAGTGATTTGGCTGTGATTTCTCCTGGTGCTTTGCAAACTCCGTATATTGATGATGCCATTACGCATGCTGGTGTGGGTTTGCCGTCTCGTGATTGGCAGCTTACTTCTCATGCGTTTAGGCAGTGGTGTGCAAAGATGAATGTGCCTGCTTCGTATCTTAGTAGGATTGCTGATTGGGGTGAGGATATTAGGTTGTCTCAACTGTCTATGGAGATTATGAATGTTCATAATGCTGTTGAGGCTAAGCCTTTGTTGTTGCGTTTATTGCTTGATCCTTCGACGGATGAGCATGTTTGTCGTGCTGTTTTGTCTCCGTCATATAGTTTTATTGAGAATTTTGACGTGTTGACTGCTGTGTTTGATGGCTTGCGTGTTGTTAGGGAACAGCATGGTATAGGTTTTGAACCTGGTCCTGCTTCTGTTTCTGATACTCATATGCGTGCGAGAGTTAATATGCCTCAGTTGCAGATGGCTGCTGATGCGTTGTTGAAAGATTATCGTTCGCCTTGGACTGGTGCTTCTGGTACTGATAATCCTACTGTGTTTATGGGTATTGAGATTCGTAACTCTGAGGTTGGTGGTGCTGCATTCACGTTAGTTCCTGTAATTATTATTCAGGTTTGTGATAATGGTATGACTTTGACTAAGGATATTTTCCGTAAGGTTCATCTTGGTTCTGCTATGGAGATGGGACATGTTTCTCAACGTACTATGCAGGCTACGATGGAGCTTATTACTGCACAGACTGTGGATAAAGTTGTGGAGATTGCTACCCCCGAGTTTCTACAAGCTAAGGTTGATGAGTTCATGGAGTTGAAACGTCCTGTTGTTCCTGTTGCTATTCAAACGTATTTGCAGCAGGCTTTTGATAATGAGACTGCTGATAGGGTCTTTGATGATTTTATTACTGGCGGTGATATAACTGCCTTTGGTGTAGCTCAGGCTATTACTTCTCATTCGCAACGGGATAATGTTGGTAATGATTTAGCACTTGAAATGGATGATTCTGCTTTGATTCATGCTGAGAAAGTGTTGCAAGAAATTGATAGTTAGTTTTTTAGATCGTCGTACAAGGGAGACTTGGTAAACGAGCTCATTGTGCGACATAGAGTGCCTTAATAGGTTAAATGTGTTTAGGAGTGGAAAGTATACTTAATCACGTGTGTCCAGCGCCCTGAGAATCGTCGCAGATGGGTAAGGAGAGACTAAATAACAGCTCTAAAAGTTTTAAAATCGCTTCAGATCAAGACGCAGGAGTCTTGGACATGTCAGATGTTCCGGTCCTCTGATGCTGAAGGAAGTAATAGGGGAATGTAATAAAGGACGGATTGATCATCCAGTGTGCATGGCGAAAACCTAGCGGTTAGTAGTCGGCAAAGCAAAGAATTGTTAACAGGTTCTTTGACGAATATGTCCCACCAGATCCCAGAGCCTTCGATAGGAGGATTCAGGGAGGTGTCCCCTGTTACTTCATGTAGACGCTAATATAATTATGTGACAATACCTCGCACGTATTTAGGTGTAGACCCTGGCAGCACAACAGGTCTTGCCGTGCTGAGGTTAACAGGTGATGGGTATATTGCAGCCCATGATCAAGTTGCTGGTCCTCATGATGCCTCGTATTGGATAAGAGAGCATTGTGAGGGCCAGTTTATCGAGCTTGTGTATGAAACATTTTATATTGGGGGTAGGACATTACGGGCTGCAAACCAGGGTGTGTTTGATGCTTTGTATTTGGTTGGTTGGATTGCTGTTGAGTGTGATGGTTGGATTGGGACTAGGTTGTATCCTCAGTCTCCTTCGGAAGGGAAGACAGTTAAGAATGGTCCTATGAAGAAGATGGGTTTGTATAATCCGCAGATGCGGCATGCTAATGATGCGATGAGACATATTGTTCGTCATCATTTGTCTCATTTGCCGGATAGTGTTGTGTCAAAAGAATATATAAAAAATGTGAATTAATAAATAGAAAGGAAAAGTAATGACTGTTATTAATAGTGAGTTAACTGTGCATTGTAAGGATGTAGAGAAAGCTAAAGTTATAGTTAATCATCGTTCGTATGGTTCTATTGTCAGGTTTAAACTTGATGAGAATAATACTGTAAGGATCTTTTTAGATAATCGTGATGACTTTAACAAGTTGTTTAATATCCTGAGTTGGGATGTTAGCGTTGAGGAGGTTGCTAATGGCAGCGAAGATGAAAAATGATTTATATGAGCAAGCTTTAGAAATGACTCAGGACCCTGTGTTTAGGTTAGCTGTTCTTATTATTATTGAGGACACGATAGATAAAACTCTTGCTCAGATGAAGGATAGATAATGTTTACTCAGTTACCTGAGCACAGTGATGTGCTTTATTTAGAAGATTTAAAAGTTTGGCGTATACATCATGAAGATCCTCATAAGAAGGACATAATACTTCCTGATACGTATTCGTCTGCTTGGTATATTCGTTTGTCTGATCATTGGGATAGTTGTTACGTTAATGATGAGGGCAAGAAACGTATTAGTGATTGGGGCGATCAGCGTTTTATGTTTGAGTCCCGTGAGAAAGTTATTGAGAACTCTGAGGATTTCTTTGGTTATCAGTGGCAGACTGGTCAGTTACTTGCTCATGTTGGTTGTATGAATAAGTCTTTGTTTATTAATGATGGTACTGGTTTGGGTAAGACTCGTTCTGCTTTAGCTGGTTTGAGTAATAACTATGCTATGGGTCCTAATATTATTGTGTGTCCTAAAGTAGCTATTCCTGTGTGGGTTAAAGAGATTGAGGCTGTGTTCCCTGGCGCTGATTATATTACTATTGTTGGTGAAAAGAAGGAACGTGAGGCTAGGTTAAAGCATGTTGAGGATGTTAACTTTACTATTATCTCTTACGATAGCCTTATTAAGCATGTTAGTTGTAGGAGTTGGCCTAATAGCAAGAAGCTTCTTAATGCGGAACTTGATGCGTATAGGTGGAACTCTGTAATTGTTGATGAGTCTCATAGGATTAAGAATCCTCAAGCTTTGCGGACTCGTTGTTGTTGGACGCTTGGTGATAATGCTGATAAGCGTATAGCTGTTACTGCTACGCCTACTACTGGTAGCCCTGAGGATTTGTGGGCTCAGTGGAGGTTCCTTGCACCGCAAGAGTTCCCTACGTTAACTGATTTTCGTGAGCGTTTTCTTGAAATGCGTGAGAATTGGCATGGTGGTTTTGATTGTGTTGGTTGGAATGATACTGGCTATACACATTATTTGCAGTTGTGTGGTTGGCGTACTCGTCACCGCACGTTTGGTTGTAAAGAAGTTGATTATGCTATGAAAGGTATGACTGTTCCTGAAGAAGGACCACATACTGTTATTAAAGTTCCTTTGAACACACTTCAGCAACAAGGGTACAATCAAATGTTGGAATCCTATATATCAGTGTGGGAAGATGATGTTCTTATAGCCAAAAATGATTTAGATAAATTTACTAAGCTTAGACAATGGGCTAATGGCAGACCTGTTTTGAATGATGCGAATCGTGTGATGGGTTTGGATACTCCGTCAGCTAAGGTAGATGCCCTAGTTGATTTGCTTTGTGATGTTGATTGTAATGTTGTTGTATTCTGTGAGCATTCTAAAGTAGCTGGCATGTTTTATCGTGCCCTTGAAGAACGTTTGCCTGAGCATTTGCTTGTGAATATTATTACTGGCGATACTAGACAAGCTACTAGAGATCATCTCATCAAGTCTTTTCAAGATACTGATGACTTGCAAAGAAAGATACTTGTGTGTACTAGTGGCACGATGTCTGAATCTGTGTCTCTTACTAACGCTGGTCTGCTTGTCTTTGCGCAGGAACCTACGAGTCTTCACCAGTTTGTCCAGTGCCGTGGGCGTGTCCGTAGGGTTGGTTCAACACAGGTTGTGCCTGCTATTTCCCTTCGAGCAGAAGGTACTGTTGAAGAGCATTTGGCTTTGAAGATGTCGAATAAGTTTGATGCGTTTAATGAATACTTTGAAGGACTCATAAAGAAAGGAAAAGATTAATGGGTATGAGAAAGATAGGTGAGATTCCTGTGGATTCAGGTCAGATGATGTTAGTAGATCCTTGCTATATTCTAGCTGATAATAATACTAAGGATGAAAAGTTAAATAAATTATATGAGGATTGTTGCGATGTTACATGTAGCGATGCAATGGCTGGAACGATTAATCTTGGTGCAGTATGTAGTACTGGGTATGGCGATGGTTCTTATCCTGTGTACGTTGATGTCGAAGATGGTCGCATATCGAAGATGGTCATCAGATTCATAAGACCTAACGCTTGGTACGAAGATGAAGACGAAGACCTGGATTGGTAGTATACTCTAATCCATGGGTATGACGTTCGGAGCTTGGCTCAGATACGGAATTAAAGAAGGGTTTTGCACATCTAACTACTGCGCTAACCATGACTTGTATGCGCCTGAAGACGGAGAACTATTCAGTCAACTCGCTGATGAGTATGACGGTATGGATTTCTGTTGGCCTACAGTCAGATTACGTACGTTAGCTGAGGATGATTAGTGGAACCTAAGATTCTGTTTTATGACATTGAGACTGCTCCTAACTTAGCGTATGTCTGGGGTCATTATCAGCAAGATGTTATTCAACATGAACGTGAATGGTATATTTTATGTTTTGCATGGCGTTGGGGTCATCAAAAAACAGTACATGCATGTGCTCTTCCTGATTTTCCCAAGGCCTATGCTAAAGATCCTGAAGATGATTTCAATGTAGTAAAAAAACTGCATGAGTTGTTTGATGAAGCTGATATTATTGTCGCTCATAACGGTGATAGCTTTGATTATAAGAAAGCTAACGCCAGGTTTGTTAAGCATGGGCTTGGGCCTGCTTCACCTGTTGCTTCTATTGATACTCTTAAAGTAGCTCGTAAACATTTTAAATTTACTACTAATCATCTCAATAGTTTAGGTAAGTATTTAGACATTGGGGTAAAGACTGATACTGGTGGGTTTAAAACGTGGGCTGGGTGTATGCGCGGTGATCCTGCTGCTTGGAAAACTATGGTGAAGTACAACAAGCAAGATATTAATTTGTTGTATGACGTGTATATGGAGCTGCGTCCTTGGATGCATAATCATCCTAACTGGAATATGTATACGGAAGAGAATGGTTGCCCTACGTGTGGTCATAAGAAAGTCCATCGTCGTGGGTATAGACGTACTCGTACCATGACTTATGTTCAGTTTAAATGCCAGAAGTGCGGTGCTTTTTCTCGTCAGCGTGTTGCTGAAAAAGATTACCGCCCTAACATAATGTAAAAAATAAAATAGTTTTTTAAAAAAATAGAAAGGAAAAATATGGATGATTCAAACCTTCCTGAGATGATGCGTAAGACATTGGATTATGATCATGGTCAACGTTTGCTTGTGTTTGCTCATGTTATGAAACGCCCTGTGCAGGGTAAACCTGGAGAGAGTGAGTATTATGTGGAGAGCATGGTAGATGTTCCTCCAGAGGAACCCAACTCTTCGTCTTGTGTAATCATGGGTAGTCCTATGTTTGATAATTATGATGATGCTGTTTTGCATATGAATGACAGGCTTGCTCAAGTTGTGGAGGAACGTTATGCCAGTGACTGATAATTGGGTTTGGGATTCTTGTCCTGCTTGTGAAGCTACGATGGTGCATCCGTTTGTAGCGCTAAGTAGGAGAGATAATAAAACGCATGTCTGTCCTGATTGTGGTTTGCGTGAAGCATTCGAGGATTGGCGTGAGATGGAAAAAGGATTAATAGAATTGGAGGGTAAGTAATGCCTACTGTTGTACAAAGATTTAATGAGAATGGGGAACGTTTGCGTCCTGCGAACATGAGTGTTTCTGCTACTGGACTTGTAACGTATAGTGTGTGCCCCCGTAAGTTTAAGTGGTCCCGTGAGGATGACTGGGAATATGATGGGCCTAAGAAGGCTAATGCTATGTGCCTTGGTTCTCTTGTTCATTACTTGTTGGAAATTGGCATACCTGTTATGACGCAGCCTGGCTATGGTCCTATGTCTGCTCTTGAAGTAGCGAAACGTGAGATTGATTCTTGGATTGCTGCCTATACAGATAATGAGTTAGTGCAGACTGAAATTTATACTGACATAGTTCCTTATGCTAAGCACATGGCTTTGAATACATTTAATTGGTTCGAGCAAGAAAAGTTCTTTGACCGTTACACAATACTTTCTATGGAGGCAGATTATGTTCACAATCTTGACTTGGGTTGGGAGCTTCGTTGTCGTCCTGACCTTGTCGTACGTGATCGGATCACTGAGCAAGTAGGTATCATTGATTTCAAGACTGGCACATCTATTGACCAGGCTCCCATGAACTCTGATTGGCAGATGCGTGCTATGGCTGTGATCATGGAGCATGCTTATGGTGATGTTGCTTTTGGTGGCCATCTTCGTATTAAGAAGATTAAGTCCACACGGGGTAAGCCTCCGTATGTGCAGTTAAATGAGATGCGCTTTGATCCAGAAAGAATCCGACTAGCTACTGATGAAATTAATCATTTGATGCATCAAATAAGTGAAGACGTGGTACACTTACCTTCACCTACTTGGACTTGTCCCTCGATGTGCAGCTTTTATGATGCATGTGAGGCTAAAAGTGCTAATCAAGATTGGGAATATGTAATGAAAATTGATCACAAGAAAGGAACAGATGAGTGATTTAAAAGTTTATCTCCATATACATGGAGTGTTTGGATCAGGTAAGACAGCCTTTGGGTTGACTGGCCCTGGTCCTCGTTTAATAGCTGACGTTGAAGGCGCTAGCTTTAAGTCAAAGTATGGAGGGATTAAAACTCTTTGGGATGATTGGCATATGTCTGGTGAAGATGATACTGACACTGTTGTTTATCCCATCAAGGAGGAAGATGACCTCAAGTTTATTATTGATTACTTAAAGAAGGGTGATCATCCTTTTGAAACGTTTACGTTGGATAGCTTGACGTTGTTTCAAACAAAGCTAAAACGTGAGTTGCAGAATCCTAATCAAGAGTTTAATCCTGATGGTGAGTTTACGTTTCATGCGTGGAACAGGGTCTTGAATCATATGCTTATGCAATGTGAAGACTTGTTGTCATGTGTTGAACCGTCTGCTAATAAACCTATTAACGTGTGTTTGATATCTGCTACAGATCGTGAGGCTCATTATATGCGTCCACTTCTAGAAGGTCAGATACGTAAACGGTTGCCAGGTTTGGTAGATATTCATGGGTTTATGAAACTGCAACGTGATAAAGAAGGCGAGCTTCGTCAGCTTTTATACTTTGAACCTACTGATTTGATTGATGCTAAGTGTCGTTTGTGGCAAATTGCAGAATCATATCCTAAGGGCTATATTGTAGACCCTACGATAGAAAAAATAATAAAAGATCTCAACAAATAAGAGAAAAGGAGAGGTAAAATATGCCTTCATTTAGTAATTTGCGTGCAGGTGCACAGGAACGGTGGGCTCCCGAAGAGGGTGGCGAATACACTGTTGTTGTTGTAGAGGTGCGCAACGGAGAAACAAAGAACGGATATCCATCCGTGAATCTGTGGCTAGAAGTCATAGATGGACAAGATAGTGGAGAGCGTTTCTGGGATGGAACGTATTTCTCAGCTAATAGTAGAGCTAATGCTATGGCATTCGCGAAGCTAGAAGCTGCGTCTTCTTTGCTTAACGAAGCTTTCTGGGCTCAAGATCCAGATGGCGCTGAGATAGAACGTAACCTTATGGGTGCTAAGCTCAAAGTACGTACTACGTTTGAAGAGAATAAGGACGGCGGTGACCCTTGGTTACGTTGTACTTATGTAGCTACCAGCAATGAGGTAGAAGACTTTTAATAGGGAGGGACTATGAATCCGGATGTAGCTATTTCCATAGCTAACCAAGCCAACGCTAGGGTACTAAGAAAAGAATTGCATCCGGCTCAGGTCCTTACCCATTTTGGCCACAGCCCTGAGATAATCGGTAGGTTGCGGTTAAGTTATTTGTCCCCGTTTAGGGACGACACCAACCCTTCGCTCGATGTGTTCAGGAGTAGGTCGCACGAGTGGAGGGTTGGTGATTTTGCTGAAGGCTGGCAAGGTTCTTCTATTCAACGGTTTGAACCTGCGTGGTCTAATGATCAGGCTATTGATTTGGCCCGTGTCTTGTACGCTAATCAGTTAGCTTCTGGTGTTGATTATGATACTGATGCTGCTATGAATCAGCGTGAGTTTCGTTGGCCTAACCCTAACCATGACAATAAGTCAGCTAATGTTTGGCATTATTATTATTCTCAGAACCATCCATGTCTTCCACCTGTTGGGTATCTTCGCACTCATTTTGATATTCATGTTATGGCTAATGAAATGGTGTGGGTTCCTTATTACGATATAGATAATAAGATTATCGGTTATAAAACGTTGTCGCGTAGTGGCGGTAAGCGAGCTGGTGTTGGTTCTAAGATGGCTTTGTATGCGAATAGGTATACGTTGAGTCGTTTAAAATACTCTAATGATCCTATTATTATTTGCGAGGGTGAGTCTGATACGTGGGTGATGGACTATTTGTATGGTGAAGAGTATGTAGTTGTTGGTTTCCCTGGCGCTAATCAAAATGTTCAAGAGTTGTTAGGAGTGTACGAAAATTCTGTTTGGTCGAATAGGTACATTGCTATCGTTTTTGACGGTGATGCGGCTGGTACGTCTGGTCGTGCTCAGGTAGCTCAGTGGTTGTATGATCATGGGGCTACTGTTACGTTGACTCCTTTGCCTGATAATAAGGATGTAGCTGATATGCAAGAGCAGGAGATTCGTGATGTGTTCGATGAGTGGCAGATGCCTTTTGGTGAGCCTCAGAAGATTATTCAAGTAGGTAATTGTTATCGTCGTTTAACTAGTGATGGTTCACACGGGACAGAGATCACTAACTGGGCTATTGACATAGATAGGTTTCTTATCGGTGAAGACAATGAGTCGTGGGCTATCGAAGGTTCGCTTCTCCCGACTGGTCGTAAGGTTACGCTTACCTCTACAGAGTTTCGTTCAGTTCAGAAACTTATTGACTGGTCGCAACGTAACACTAGACAGTTCTTTGGTAACACTACTGATGCGCAGAAGTTAGGGTCCTACCTGTTAGATCAGGCTACAATGAAACCTGTGGGTAGAATGACAACTAGAGCTGGTTTGCATCGTGGTGATTTTGTTTGGCCTGATGGTTGTATTGGCGACCAGGAGTGGCGTTATATAGAAAAAGAATCTGGTTTGATGCTTGGTTCTACTAACTCTCTTACGTTACCTGC